ATGCAGTAGTAAAGGTTAAAGGGTAGTTAAAAGGGTATGGGGGTAGTCCAAAGTAATAAGTATTATCCCCAGCCCAGAGGACCTACGCCTACCGTCGCTACTACAAGCACTATACTGCGCATTTCGTAGGCTTTGTCAAGTTTATTTATCCCCCCTATACGCGCTGTTTATGCGCATTTACAAAGAAAACTTTCTTTTCTTTTTCCTTGACTTCTCCCCCCCGAGGGAGTATAATGTATATAGAGGTTGAGAGACGACCTCTGCTTATTTACACATACAAGGAGATTAAAATGAGCAAGATGAATGATACGGGTCTATACCCAAATGAAGAAGTTATTTCTTATGACGGTGCGTATGCCGCCATTGTCAAGTCAAGTGATAGTAAGGAGTGGGTGTTAAATACTTTTGGTTGTGGTGAGGGTGTCCTTGCCCGTATGCCCTACCACCTTCTACTTAACGGGTTGCATAGCAGAGGGGTAGATAATAAGATTATCCGTCAGCATCTACGCATTGCACGGGTAGAGGAGATTCACGGGGGCACAGAGGTCATCAACGGTGAGGAGTATTGGGGAGGTGTAAGGTATAACTATTTGCCTTGCCTACCTAACCGACTAAGGGGAGATGGGATTCCTAACCTACTTGGGTCAGGTCAGGGCTACTACGAAGGAACTAATATTCCTAACTATCCAGCAGAGTAGCACTACACAATAAAAAACAATCAGGCGTTCTTGTCCTTCCTATGGACAGGTTCGCCTTTTTGTTTATACTATGTGTATGGGGTATGGATAACTATTAACTTATCCACAAGGGGATACTTGGGGTAGAAGGGGAAGAAAGAATAGATGTAAAGTGTGTGTAGATAAGATGTAAAAAGAATGTGTATAGGGATAGTAAGGGTTGTAAGGTTGTTATTGGTTGTATGTTATCTTACAGTCTTTACCCTTTGATTTGACTTTTAGTATAGTATATTATTAGGCTCTCTCACACGCCACACGATTTTTACACTTCACAATAGCGCACCTGACAATAGACTTATTGACAAACATTTTTAGTAATAGTGAAGAGTGAACCCAATAGGACACTCCCTCTTCCAACGGACATTCACCAAGACCTTCTGAGCACGAAGATAATCTTTGATGATGTATAGAAACTAAACCAAAACTATTAGGAGTTACAAATGGCTATTACCCTTTCAGGTATCAGTAATGACATTCTGTCAACGACTATCTATGAAATCAAAGATGAAGTTGCAGAAGGTCTCTTTGAGACAACGCCATTCCTTTCCGTGGCGAAGAAGTTAGGAAAGATTAAGTCCTTTAACGGCGGCTACAAGTTGGTTGTCCCTGTTGAGACGAAGGAGCACTCCCTTGTGACTGTTCTTGACTCTGGCTGGGAAGCCCTTGACCTCTCCGTGCAGGACTTCACAGACCAAGCAGAATACGATTGGACTCGTATTGCTATCCCCGTCCTTATCTCTGGGCGTGAGGAAGCAGAGAACTCGGGCGACCGGGCTATCATTGACTTGGCAGAGGCACGCTACAAGAACGCAATGAGCGCTCTTATGCGTCAGATTAACAAGCAGATTGTTCAGAACGATTCGGCGTTCACTGCTATGGGCACCCTAAACGGAAACACCGCCTCTGACGGTGGCACCGGAGCGGGTGGCGTGTCCACTGGGTTCTTGGAGGCTCTTGCCCCTGAACTTGATGGCGGAACCCCAGCGAACTCTATGGGCGGTCTTAGCCGCACTGGCGTTCGTGGTCTCCAAAACCAGTTCCTTGATGGCGCTGGCTCTTTCGCTATCTCTGAGATGTTTGAGTTAGAGACCAAGGCTTCCACACTTATGCCTGCTGGTGGCGACGGTGGTCGTTTCCACCTTACGCTTGCAAGCCCCAGTGCTTACACGGCTTACCGTAATGCTCTCTTCAACCAAGAGCGCTATGTTGATGCAAACACCCTTGATGCTTCTGGCATCACGGCGTTGCAGTTCTCCTCGGGTGTTATTATGCCTGAGCGCAATATGGTTAAGTCTGGTGCTGCTGGCAACGAAATCAACTCTATGATGATGCTAAACTTGGATGGTATCCAACTTTACACACATCAGGGTGCCGATTTTGATTTCACTGGGTTTGAGAATATCAGTGGCTATGATGGTCGCTACGGTAGGATTCTCTTTATGGGTGGTCTAACTGCTAACCAGTTAGGTTCCTGTGCCCTTTACACCGACGCAGAGTCATAGGAGGTTATCATGGCTACATCAGATTTAGTTCAGTATCTTAGTGCGAAGTCTACGGACATTGCTGCTTCCGACCGTCGGGTCACCGAAACCTTTATCGCGCAGGGCACCATCGGCATTGGAGACTTTGTTTCCTTTCAGGTGGCTGACGGCTCTGTAACGGGCGCTGACCGTTGCCTTAAAGTCCAGAGAACCGACTCCGATGGAGCAGGTTCCAAGACTGGCATCGGCG